AGCCCGGCGATCAGCGAGCCGCGGGTGCCCAGGCCCAGGATGCCCGGCCCGATGCCCTTGAACAGCCCGGTGCCCAGCCCCTGATTGCCACCCCCGCCGCCCCCGCCGCCGCCGCCCAGCCGGATGCCGCCACCGCCACCGCCGCCGAACCCACCAGCCAGCCGGGACAGCAGCGAGCGCTGGGCCTGCTGCTGCTGGGTGGCCTGTGCCCGCGCCGCGGACGGGCTGGACATGCCGAGCAGGGTGGCCAGCACGCTGCCCTGCCCGCTGTTGGACCGGCGAATGGCGTCCTGGGTCAGCTGCCGGTCCAGCTGCTCCATCTGCCGGCGCATCTGGGACGATTCCTGCGGGGAAACGCCCAGCTTGATGGGGCGGGTCTGGCGGCTGGCGTCATCGACCCGGTGCTCGAAATCGCGCAGCTTGGCATCAGCCTTGGACGATTCCAGGTCCAGGTGGGCGATGATCGTCCCGGCATCGAACGCCATCAGCCACCTCCCTGCTTACGCCTGCGCTCGGCTTCCAGCTCGTCCCGCATCGCGGCCAGGTCGATCACGTCGGTCCCGGCGTCCACGTCCGTGCGGACCGTGGGGCCGGCCCCTTCCGGCAGCTCGCCCGATTCGTAGGACAGGGTGCCGTCTTCCTCCAGCCCCCACAGGTAGGCCCGCTGGACATCCCACGGCAGTGCGTCCCATTCCGGCTGGCTGAGCTGGAAGTACCGGCGGGCAAGGTAGAGCGTTACCCGGCGGCTGCGGACCGCAGATTTCTCACCTGCGCGGTCCCAGCGCCGGTCCCGACTTCCGGGTTGACCACCTCACCCTGCACGTAGCCAAAGAAGTGCACCCGGATCCGCATGGGCAGCGCCAGCAGCTGATCCTTGCTCGGGGAGCCACTGCACAGGTCCGCGAACAGCCCGGCGGTGTCAGCCATCAGCTTCACGAACGCATCACCCGTGACCTGTGACATGGCCTCCAGCATTTGCTCCGGCGTCGGGTTCTCCAGTTCAGCGGAGATCATGTCCTTGCTGGCCTCAAACAGTTTCTTGAGACCATCCAGAAAGGCACCGATCTGGGTGTCTGATGGCTCGGGCGTGACGCCCTTGGCCTTAACCCCGGCCGCGGTGAAGTCCCATTCCAGGGACTCCACCACATCGGCGGCATCAAACTTGGGCATGGAGTTGCAGCCTCCTAGCTGGTGGCGATCGCCGTCAGGTCAGACCAGGTGATCTGGTTGAACGGGCAGATGGCCGAGAGGGTGAGCGGGTAGAGCCGCTGCTGGGCGGCACGCCGGTAGGCGGTCTGCACCTGGCCCGCGCTGATGACCAGCGGGACAGACAGCACCCGGGCGAAGCCGAGCTGGTTTTTTCCGACGATCGCGCAGGCCATTGAGGCAAAGTTGGTGGACAGTGACAGCACCTGCTTGCCCGGCTGGCCAGCCCCGGGCGCGGTGGTGGCGATCGTGCCGCCGTTGCCCCACGCCAGGTTGACGTTAAACAGCGTTTCCTCGGATAGCGAGCAGGTGACTTGCAGGTCGGCGGTGTTGACCGCCACCGCCACCGGGGTCGGCTGTTCCTCGATGTTGAGGTTCTGGGTGGACGGGTTGAACGTGACCGTCACACCGGCCTCGGTCGCGCCGACGTAGGCCCACCCCAGCCCGGTCCAGGCGCTGCCCACACCCAGGTTCTGGTCTGACGGCAGCGTGGTGCCCGGGATGGCGGTGAACAGGATGCCCGTGCCGTACAGGACGTTGGTGGTGGTGTAGTTGGGCGGGGTGTAGACAAGTGGCGGTCCGGCCATTGCTTAACTCTCCTGGTCCTGCTCGATATCCACGCCCGCATTGGCCGCGCCCTCGATCAGCCCGGCCACCGCGTGCTCAGGCACCTCGGTGTAGTCCCGGCCGACCGTGACGCCGCCGTAGCTGACCGACTGGTGGCCGGAGGTGACACGCAGCCGGACGCTGGAGCTGGCCGCGGCGCGGTCACGCCGCTCCATCAGCTCGCCCAGCTGGCGTTCCTCGTCGGCGCTCAGGTCACCCTTGCGCTCAGGCTCAGGCTCGGGCGGCTTGATCACGTTGGGCGGTGCCTGCGCGCCTGCGGGCTGCGCGCCCTGCTGGGCCTTGTCCGGGGCTGCGCCGCCACCGGGTGCCGGGCTGGCTGGTGTCGTCATGGCAGAGCCTCCTACGGCTGGACCGGGATGAGCGTGTAGGCGCGCATCACGAGAGTGGTGGTCGTGGTGATGTCGATGAGCACACAGCCCACGTCGGCCTGCACGATGGCCTGGCTGTTGAGTGCGCCAGAGAAGACCTGGCCGGAGACACCCTGGATGTTGTATGTGGCCGGGGACCACGGCCCCAGCCAGCCGGAGCTGGTGGCGGCCAGGGTCTGCTGCTCGGTGGTGCCGGGAGCATACGTCCCGGTGTTGCCGATGGGGTCACCAATCAGCACCTGGGTGACGCCGGGCAGAGTCGCGCCGGACGCCCAGAACACCATGACCTGCCCGTTGTTCGGGATGCGGATAGCGCCTGAGACGTTCGGCCAGGCAGTGATCGCGCTCGGGCTGCCCGGGTCATAGCCGGGCGTGCTGGCGAGCGGGAACGTCCCGGTCAGTGGCGTGCTGTTGAACGGGATTGGCAGCAAGGTCACGCGAGCTTGCGGGAACGCCATCTCAGACTCCCATCACGGCGATGTAGTTGCAGGTCAGTTCGTACCGGCGGTCGGCGGGGTCCAGGGGCAGCGGGGTCGGCCCGGACCCGGCCCGGTACACGGTGACGATCACCTGGCCATCGACCACTGCGGGAAACTGGGCGCGCAGGATCAGCGTGTCCAGCGCCTCGGCCTGGGCCTCGGCCTCCAGCACGCCATCAGGCACCCCGCGCAGCCGGGCCTGGAAAGTCCCGGCGTCGGTGGCCGGTTCCTCGGTGGTGTATCCCGGCCCGCCCGAGTTGGTGATGGTCAGCAGCCGGTCCGGGCTGTCTGGGATCCGCGGGCCGATGTGGATGGGCCAGCCCTGCTCCTGCCGGGTGTCCCAGCCCAGGGAGGTGAGCCAGTCGCGGATGACCGCCATCTGCGCGGTCACAGCCCACGCCCGATCAGCCAGCCGCACCCCAGGAAGGTGGCGGGCAGCAGGAGACAGCAGATGAGTGCAACCATCAGTGCCTCCGCGGCGGGGGTGATGTGTGGTGCTGGACGTGCCACCAGATCCAGCCCTTGAGCCGGTCAGGCAGCGCCATGTACCGGATCCGCGACTTGATCCGCAGCTCGGCCTCGGTCAGCCGGTGCACCAGCGGCGGCCGGTCGTAGGTGATGCGCTGGCCCAGCTGGACAACCGGGTGGCCGGAGTGGCGCAGGTCGTTGAACTCACGCGGGGCCTGGGTCTCCACCCGGTCCGACAGTTCCTCCATCGCGTGGGCCATCGCGTCCTTGCCGCCGTCGTCCAGCCAGGTGCCGGCGATCTCATCCAGCCACCCCCGGTAGCCGGACTCCAGCGGGATGGACAGGTAACGGGCGGTGCCGCCGCGTGGATGGTGCAGGTCCAGCCGCTCGTGCTGGAAGTGGGCATAAATTTGCGATACTTCTACGCTGCCGCGCAGCAGCTCACCGAGCCCGGTACGGTCGCGCAGCTCTGCGATCCTGGCGTGGAACGTCCCGGTGCTCACGGTGACTCCACCCCGCTCTCCCACCCGGCGAACAGGGAAGGGTTCCACTGGTCGGGCGGGGTGTCGGCCTCGATCGTGCCCGAGCCCGGATCCCAGTAGGTGTTGGAGTCCGCGTGGGTGAAGATGCCGGGAAGCGGGTTGACCACGTGCCCGGTCTCCTGGCCGACGCCGCCCGGTGCCTGCACATCGGGGCGGATCCGGCCGGCCCGGATGTCATCCAGCACTTTCAGCGCCTCGGTGTAGCCGAGCACCACCGGGTGATTGGGGCTCATGTCCTTGTGCTTGGAGTAGAACCGGGTGGCCCACCAGGCGGCCAGGTCCAGGGTCAGGTCATGGATCAGGTCCGGCGGGACGGCCTGCGGGGTGGAGCTGTCCCACACGTTGCCGGTGTAAGTGCTCACTCGCGTGCTGGCCGCGGTCAGTGCGAGGGTCAGCTGGGCGTCAGACAGCTGCGCAGCCGTGCCGGTGCCCGCGTCGGTGCCGTCCAGCACCAGCCGCAGGTCACCCGTGGTTGCATACAGCGTCACCATCTATCAGTTACTGACCGCCTCGCCCAGGCCGGTCTCGCCCCCTTCCGCGTGCGCGGGGTACGGGAGCTGGCCAATCTCATTGATCAGCGCCAGGTTGGCGGCCGAGTACGTGGGCGCGTAGCCGGTCTCCAGCGGGTCGGTCCAGGCCCAGGTGGGTGCGACCGTGTAGGTCATCACGATGGAGCAGCCGGGCGGCAGCCCGTAGTTGCCCGCGCCAGCGCCGACCGTGGTGCTCGTCCCGGCCTGGTTGATGATCGAGACGTTGGTCATGGTGCCGCCAGTGACCGCAACGTCCACGTACTGGCCGGTCTGGTTGGCCTGCGGGACGGTGGTCGCCGGGACGGCAGGCGTGGTGACAGCCATCAGCCCGTGCCCCCTTCCTCGTCTTCGACCTGGAAGCCAGCCGGGTCTCCCCCGGTGTCCTGGGCGGACAGGGAGGTGAGGTTGCCGTTGCCGATCGCGGTCTCCAGTGGGCTGCCCGCGGGGACATCGATGATGGAGCCCTTGACCAGCCGCTGGCTCACGCCGTCATAGGTGAATGTGACGGTGGTGTTGACCAGTCGCGGGTTAGCTGCCATGTCAGAACACCCAGGCCAGTGCGTAGCTGGCAAATCCGCCGAATCCCCAGGCCCACATGGGCCAGCTCACGACGCCGCCAGCACACAGCGCCGCGATGAGGAAGCAGACGAACGCGGCCAGCATGAACAGCCGGGAGACCGGCCAGGTGCCGACCTGATACCGCGGGGCGGGAGCTGCGGGAGGTGCCATCAAGGTCTCCTAGTTGGATAGAGCTGCATGTCCAACGTCGTCCTGGCCCTGCACGTAGGCGCGCAGGTTCGCGCCCGCTGCCTGCAAGGCGGTGTAGAGCTGCATGGCCCCGGTGGGGGTGGAAGTCGCAGCCGAGTCGGCTACGATCACGGTCCCGGCGATGAACGTGCACGCCTCCCCGGCGGCCGACCATTGCAGGGTGGCTGCGGTGCCTGCGCCCGCCCAGGTGTTCAGGCCGAACCCGTTGGCGTCGGCGGTGGGCGTGCCCGGGGGCAGCGTCACCGTGGTGCCGACCACGAACCGGGACAACGCCATCAGAACCCCCAGCCGCCTGCATTGGGCACCGCGTCCAGGCCCACCCCGGTGGTGGTGGGGGTCAGCAGCAGCTGGCCGATCGCCACCGCGCTGTTATGCGCCTTGATGAACGGGGTGACTGGGATGGACGTGGCCGAGCCGGTAGCCGTGGCGATGACCACCTCGGCACTGGCCCCCGTGTCGATCAGGATGGCCATGCCGCTGGTGAACGACGCCCCGCCGGACGCCACCGGGATGGTGGCCGCGCCGATCGCCCGGCTGGCGTTGGTCGCGCCGGTCGGTGCCTGGGTGCCCAGGCTCCAGTACCACTCACAGCCGGCGCAGCGGAACGTGGTGGCCCCGCCGGTCGCGTTGGCGAACCGCCGCAGCACCTTGCACCGTGGGCAGGTGAGCTGCACTGATGCCGGAACACCCTGGACCATCAGGTTGCCGCCGTCCTTGCGTGTCGCGGTGGGATGTCCATCGCCCCGGTGACCGGCTCCTGCTCAGCGCCGGGCACCGGCTCATTGGACTCGGGGTTGGGGTCGTTGACGATCAGGTGCGATGACCCCGGCGGGTCCGGCCGCGGCATGTCTGAGTCAGGTGGAGGGGTGACCGGCTGCCGGAGCCGCCCGGACAGGTGCCGCGGGAGCAGCCTGGGCAGCTCGGCAGATTTCTCAGACAGCGGCCGGACCGCCGGGGCCATGCGTCCGGTGCTGCCACCGCACCGCATCAGGTTGGCGGCCTCGGTCTCGGTCAGCTCGACAGTCTCACCCGCCGGGACCACCGTGTTTTTGCTGATCATCTCCCCGGTCCGGGGGTCTTTCATCAGGGAACCGGGCTGCGGGACGCTGATGTTGGTCAGGGCCTGGTACTTGGACCGGCCCTCGCTGACCGCCATCTGGGATGCGTTCTGCAACCCGCTCTGGAACAGCGCCAGCAGAGCCTCTTTCTGCTGGTCAGTCAGCTCTGGCGCTGACTTGGCCCGGTTTGCAGCCGTTGTTGCCATGTGTGATCAGACTCCCGAGAGCAGGACGATGGCCAGCGGCTGGTCCAGGCCGATGGCGCTGGCCCGCTGGGTGTCGGACCGCCAGGTCTTCCGCGGCTCGTCGCGGTACAGCGGACCCGCGATGAACGGAACCTCGTCCGCGTAGAACCCGGCGCGGTTGCGCTGCATGACGATCGCGTTGCCCGCGGGCACCTGCCGGGAGACCAGCACGTCCATGCCCATGATCTGCTGGGGCAGGGTGCCGGTGTACTGGAGGTTTTCGCTGGCGATATCGCCCACGTAGGGCGCTGCGAACGTGCTCGACTGGAGCAGCGTGTTCTTGGTGCCGTGGTTGATGATGAGGGTGTCCGCCTCGAAACCGAACCACTGCGTCACGCCGGACGGCGAGACGATGTTGGCGTTCTCCACCAGGTACATGGACTGTGCCAGGTCGGCCCGGATCGTGGCCGCCGCGCTGGCCCAGGTGTTGGCCACGGCCAGGGTCTGGATGGAGGCGTTGGCGACGACGGCGCTGTAGAAGGCGGTGTTCCACGAGTAGACCATCGTGTTCTTGACCTGGGTCAGCTGGCGCGTCACCGGGTCGATCATCTGCCTGCGGCGCATCTCGTCGCTGACCATGATCGCCATCGCCCGCTCGTGCGCGAAGACCACCCGGGGCAGCCCGATGCTGGTGGGCACGACGGGCACCTCACCGAACTCCGGCCGGATCTCGGGGTAGTCGTCTGCGTACATCGGGGTGGACTCGCTGTAGCGAACCGCGCCGGAGGTGGCTGCCCCGCCATTACGCAGAACCGAGTCGATGATGAACTCGTTTTGCGTCATGTCCAGAATCAGCGCCGGGATGGTCAGCGGATCCTTGAGCAGCTCGTTGACTGTGATCCGCGGGCCATCGCTATAACCCCGGACGCCTGTTGCCATTGGTCAGTTCCTCTCAGAAGATCCGGGCACGGCCCAGGAAGTATTGGGCTGTCCCCTGGCCGCCGATCTGCTGAGTGCACATCGCAGCGGTGACACCGCCCGGGTGGGTGCAGATACCAACCACCTGGTCGGCAGCCGGGCCGGCACCAGCGGGGCTGACAGCACCGCCAGCAGCGGCCAGCAGCTTGATGCCGGGCACGAACGTCCCGGTGAGATACCAGACCCAGATGTCCACCCCGCCGTAATAGACGGCGGTGTAGTCGGTGAGCACGCTGATGTCGATCTGCGGCTGGCCGTAGGTGTTGGCCGCCCCGGTCTGAGCGGCGATCACGTTGGCGTCCCCGCCGGCCACCCCGAGGATGTTGACCGACGCCGCCAGGCCCGGCTTGACCGTCAGGTCAGTGGTGCCTGCGGTCAGTGTGGTTGGCTGGACCAGCTGGCCACCAAAGATCAGCGTGCTGACCTGGTAGTTCGCCGGTCCCTGCTTATAGTGCGGGAGCACTGCGGACATGGAATGTGTCCCTTCCTAATTAGAGACGGCGAAGCCCTCGCCTTGCTGGTCACGGGGGGCTACGGAGCGCAGGTTTCCTGCGCCGATGACGGTGATCTCGGCTGCGGACAGTTCC